TCTGAACCAGTATTAGCCGCTAGCGTATTAAAATTAGCATACGTACCTGCAAAAGTATTTGCATTGTAAACAGTATGATCACCCATATTAATATCACCAGACATAGTACCACCAGCAAGAGGTAATTTACTAGAAATCTCAGGAGTAATTTGAGCATCAATTTTACCTTGTAATGTTGCAGGAGTAATAACAACTGCACCACCTTCAGTACCATCATTAGCTTCTGTTTGTGTAGCTAAACGAGAAATACCATCAACTGAATCAGTAGCAATAACTATGTTACCTTGTAAAATCAACCAGTCTTCAATTGCTGCACCAGCATTATCAACTTTAGCAACAATTGAATCACCAACTTGTACAGACTCTCCTAAGAAAGCACCTGCTGCAGTTGTTACCCAAAAGAAACCTTTTAATGCTGATCCGTCTGTAATATCTGGAGTATCAGTTGTTGGATCATATCCACCTTGGAAGATCAAACCACCTGTTACTGCTGAAATATCAGACAAGTTAGCCACATCTTTGATAGCTGTACCATCAAAATACTTTAATCTTGTTCCATCAAATCCAAATGAACCAGCTTTGGTTAAGCTTGAATTTGTACCAATTGTTGCGTTAGTTAACGCACTACCTTGTAGATTAATGTCTACAAAAAACTTTTTTTCTGCCATTTTGTTTTGTTTTTAGTTTAAATTTAAGTTATAATATAATATACAATTTTATTTTATTAATTGCAATAAACATATCCAGTAAATGGAATATTTAATGTTATGTTTACAGTGTTATTATCTACCCAGTCAATCTGAGCAATGATTTCATTCTTATCTTCATCAACTACTTGTACAGAACATTTAGTATTTAGATTATGATTAACAACCCATGTAGTTGCAGGAACAGATTGAGTATGTACATAGCTTATGTCTTGAAGTGAGTTTACAAGATCAAACTCACCAGATACAGGATTGTATTTATTTTTCATAATTATGAGTATTGAATTTGTGTAACATTTCTATTTACATCATAAGTAAGAGTTTCTATAATAGTTTCTACACCATATTCAGTAGTTCCTGTATGAGTAATATCAGTTACATCATTGTTACCATTGTAAGCTAAAACTCTATTATAATTTGCTGATCCTTGGATCCTACCTATTTTAGATATAGAATTTTTCTTAATTATTTCTACAAATGCCTCAACTATTAAGAGAGTTGTTTCTGTAGCAGCCCCACCTGGAGGTGCAATACTGGAAATACCATCTACTATTTGCTGAAGACCTAGTAATGTTTTCATTTGATATGGGAAATTATTTCCTTGATTTCCTGTATCTTTTAAATTTCCTATTGACATGATATAAATATTTAGACTATAATATTAATATACTTAAAAAAATCCACAAAAACAAAAAACCCTAGAAGTTAATCCAGGGTTTTTAATAAAGGAGTCAAGCAATGACTATTCTGATACTATTTCTAAAGTAGGTTCAGTAGCTGGTACTAAACTGTGTAATACATTTAAAGCTACCAATATTTGATTGGTATCTGCTAATGTATAAACACCTTTTAATGTAGCTGCATTTAATGCTTGCTCAATAGTTTTAACTGCGTCAGTTGCATTCATAGTTTAAATTTTTTTGGTTTACGGTGTAAATATAATAAATTTAAACTTATTTGATAGCTTCTAATTCAGTTTTTTGTTCTGCAGTTAATGCAGTTGCAAACCATTCTTTACCTAACATAATAGCAATGTGATCTACATTACGTTTTACTGTTGCTGTTTCTTCTTCAGATAGTATTCTTTTTCTTTTTAATTCTGCAATTAAATTTACACTATCATAAGCTGCTAATACAGACTTTGCTGCTTGTTCAGCTGTTACTTCTTCTTTAAATTGTTCTACTGACATTTTATTTTGATTTTAAATTATTACTAAGCTAATAAAATTTTTCTTCCTACACCATTGATTCTAACATTCCAAACATTAGCTGAAGTATTTTCTTCACTAGTTACAGAACCTACTGGATTTTCAACTGAACCTACAGAAAATTGATTATCACCTGTAGCAGTAGCTCTCCTACCTAATAATACACAAGAACTGTAATTTCCAGCATATGTTTCAAAACCCACTCCTGTATTATATGAACCAGTAGTTAAACCACCTAAAGCACCTAAACCTACTGCAACATTATCACGACCAGTGGTAATATTAAATAATGTAAACGAGCCAATAGCAACATTGTTTCTACCTGTGGTATTAAATAACATTGATACTACACCAAGGCCAATATTATTTTCACCTGTAGTATTAAAATACAGTGCACTATTACCGATAGCTATATTTTGAACACCTGTAGTATTACTATACAGTGTATCTAAACCAATACCAACATTTTGATCAGCTGTTGTAGTATTTCTTAAAGCCCTTTTTCCTATCGCAATATTTACAGAACCTGTTGTAATAGTATTAAGAGAATTATCACCAAGAGCAATATTATTAGCTCCCGTTGTAATACTAGATAAAGCATTTTCACCAAATTTAATATTACCATTTGTAAACGTAGGAGTAACTAAACTTGCAAAATCAGTTACTGAAATAGCTCCTGCTAAATAACCGTCATCTCTCTTAGGATCTTTAAGACCTACTGGCAATAAAGTTTGAGAGGCATTCACAGAAGTAACTATTCTACTTCCTTTAATCCATGATATAAAATTTAAAATGTCCATAACTATTATTTATTGATTGATTGTATAAAGTTCATAATATACATACAACTCACCATCCCAGTTATCAGCATCAGCTACTGCAGGATTAGCATTATAAAGAGTAAATCCTAAACCTGTTGGTGATCCTCCTGTAGCAATTAAATATGGAATAGCATTATCATTAGCAGCTTGGCTGTAATATACAGAGTATTGTACATAGATGTTATCTCTATTACCTACATTAAGATCTAGATCCAAATTGTTAATAAAAAAACTTACTGAATTAGCATAAGCTGGATCAGGACTAAAAACTCCCATATTAATAATATCAATAATACCACGGGGAGTATCTACTGTTACAATACTAGTAGCTGTAATATCTAACTCATAGTGTTTAGTATTACCTTTACAGCCTGATTGTACTGCATTATCCAATGTCATTGCTACAGTAAGATATTTATCATCTCTTTTTGTTGTCGGTACACCTACAGCAATTAAAGATCCCTCTGGAACTGTAGTAGTTATACGGTTATCTTTAAGCCAGGAAATAAAGTTTAAAATGTCCATGATATATATTTATTTAAAAGTTTAATATTAAATTGCTAATAAAGGTATTTTATAGTTAGCTCCATTGATTCTAACTGTCCATGTTCTATTTGCTGTAATAGTTTCTGTAGTAATAGCTCCTGCATTATAAGATGTACTACCCACTACAAATTGATTATTTCCTGTAGCATAAGCAGCATGTCCAATTACAATTGTACCAGAATAATTTATAGGAGTTGCATTTTGACCTATTGCGATATTATTAGAACCTGTATAACATTGTTGTAATACAGTTTTTCCAATACCAATATTGTTTTGTCCTGTAGTTATATTTCTAAATGAATCATTTCCTATGGCAATATTGTCAATTGCTGATGAAAAACCATTTCTCATTGCACTATTTCCAATTGCAATAGTTCCAGATCCTTCATGAAACTGACCTGCAGAATAACCAATTGCAGTATTACCATTACCAGTACCACGTTCTAATGCTGAATAACCTATTGCTGTATTAAGAGAACTAACTGTACTAGCACTCATTGCACCATCACCTATTACAGTATTATTACTACCCGTTGTATTATTACCTAATGTACCATAACCAACTCCAACATTTGATTGTCCTGTTGTATTATATCTTAATGCACTAGCACCAACTCCTGTATTTTGATCTCCTCTTGTTCTTTGTAAGGCAAATGCACCAAGTGCAGTATTAAAACTATTTGATATATTGTTATCTAATGCATTAGAACCTATTGCTGTATTATTAGTACCAGTTGAATTAAATGCTAATGTGTAATAACCAATAGCAGTATTACGAGTACCTGATGTATTGCTTGCAAGAGATGTTGATCCAACAGCTGTGTTATAACTACCAGTAAGGTCACCAGCTAAGGCAAATGCTCCAACTGATGTATTATGATCAGCATTTATTAAATTACCTATAGCATAACCTCCAATAGCTGTATTGGAAGCACCGCTCCCCATTCTTAATGCATATTCACCTATAGCTGTACAATGACTACCAGGATTACCAGTAAGAGCATCTTTACCAAATGAAGTATTTGATGAGTTATTATTTGTTCCATTATTCCAGAATGTTTTAGTAGCTTCATCATATTCAATAAAACTAGGCATACCAGCAACTATATTACCTGAACCTAATATACTAGAACCATTAATAGTTTTAATATTGCTACCTGAAAATAATAAAGGTTGTTTACCATTAATTATGTTCATTAAATCATTCTGATCATTAATGTTTCCTATAATAGTTCCCCATACAGGAATACTACTAACTTGAGATTTTAAATCTGCAAAAGTTACACCTAATGTATTACCTTGTAAACTGCTACCTATTGATAAAGGCATTACAGCTTCATCTGGAATTGTTGTTATTATATTATTGGATGTCAATGGATATCCAAAATTTATCTGTCCTTTAAAGCTCATAGATTTTTTATTTTAACTATAAATACTATTAATAATATACAAAAAATTTTTCACAAAAAAAAGCCCTAGTAAAAACCAGGGCCCTTTTATATAAATAAAAAATTTAATTAATCATCATGTTAGAAATAACACCTAGAAGAAATGATATAAAACACATTATAATTATTGCTAAGTTAGCTTTAGTTACTTTCTCGGTATCTTCTTGCCACATGTTATATACTTTATTGTATATAGGCATACGCCAAGAATTTTGTAATCCATACAGTATATATATAATAATTACACCAATAAGTAAACAAACAATAATCATAAACTATCAATTCTACGCTGTAAATATACTAAAGCTTTTTGTAAATCCTCTTTTTCTTTTGCAGAATTTTTTTTACCAGCTCTTGCAACATACTTAATAACATTACCTAAATAGAAATCTTTATCAAGATTCCAAGCTTCTAATACTTTAAATACTTCATACGTACTATCAGCTCCACCGTAATGCTCAGGTCTTAATGCATCTGGTTGTGGAGTAGGAGAAGTAATGTTAGTCCATTTTGGCATATTATCCAATATGTTTTTATTGTACTCCTTTGGATCAAGCCATTTAGGTTCTTGTGTAGTCGATACATTATCTTTTCTCAAACCTTTCATAATTGATTTATTATAATGTTCATAACGCAATTCATTCATCTTAGTATACTATTGCAATGTCAAACTCTTTTACTAACAATTTAATCTGACCATCTAGATCAATTTTCTCAGCTCCTTCTAAAGCAAATGTTTGTACATATACTTTGTCCCCAGCTTTTACTTTTTCTACTTCATCTCCTACAGAGTGAATTTCTAACTGTGTCCATTTTTTAACTGCTTCTCTTTCGCGCTCTGCTTCTTGCATAGGGCTTAACTCAATTACTGCTTTCTCAATAACTGGAATGTTAATCAAGATTCTTTTTCCTAATAGTCTCATCTTTTTTTTTATTTAAACGTGATTACTTTTACTACTGCCATCTGGGCACTTACTAATTCACCAACTGCATGGTCAAACAATAAACTTTTAATTGGGTTTCCTGGTCCTTCTTGATAAGAGTCTTTAAGAATGTTAGCTGCTTCTGCAAACAATTCTTTTACTTTAGCTACACCAGCATCATTAGATGGATTGAACTCAATCCCTACTAACTGTTCACCAAATGAAAGCACCTTAGCTTCATTTACTTCAATGATTCCTTCTGGAATTTTTACAACTGTCTCAGCCATTACTTTTTGTTTTTAGTTATTGTTAACCATTGAAGCCATCCTTTTAAAGCTTCTAATCTTGATTTGTTACTTGTCTTACTCATATTAATTTACTTTCTGTTTTTTTTACTTTTAAGAAACTATTCTCTAATTGCTCTTCTGTTATTACACTCAAGTGACCTTTAGTATCCTTTACAATATAATCATCAGGATTACATTTCTTAGGGCCTAGATCAGTATGCACATATAATGTCAACTGCTTTGTGTTTGCTGGTATAATAAACTCAGCTTTTTCATACGCAAAAGCAAACACAGAATCTCTGTCATCATCTACATATTTCAAAACATCAACATATGCAGGCTTAGTCATATATCTTTCAATCATCATGCGTTAAATTTATTGTTCATAAAATTTACGGGAAGTGAGTCTTCTTCTATAGCACCATCCTCATCATAGTCTCTAGCAAGTAAATCAAACTTTACTTTTTCTAATAACCCTACTATAACTGGAATAGTAGATTTATCAACCTTCTGGAGTCTGATCTCAAACTTATCTTCTAAATTAATACTGATTTCTACAAGGACTATAGGTTCCTTTTTTTTACTCTTACTCATACTTAGTCTGTTGGTTGTACAAATATAAAAAACTTTTAGTAATAAAAAACCCAGGAAGTAATTCTTGATCAGAGAAACTTTCCTGGGTGTTGCTAACAGTTATATGACTGACTAAGCGGGGTTCGTCAACCAGACTTAGTGCACATTCACTTTCCTGCGCAGAGAAGACCAGATCTAGTGAGCAGTTCTTACGGTATGCTTACCTGGTACTGAACCTGCAGATCCTATCTACAGGGGAATATATATTGTTGTTCTCTAAGAACATGTTGTTAAAACAAAACCCTGGCTTTTTACACCAGGGCTTCACAACATACTAGGCTTTGCGGAAACAGCACCTAAACGACAGAACAAATATATACAACATTTCTTACCCCACATATAATTTAAAAAAATTTTTTATAAAAATTTCATGATGTGTAATAACCCCCCACTCATGTTACCACATGGTAACTTACCCCATGGTAATATTGCTGTGTGAGATTCACTAATATATACTTGGAGTATTTGGGGCCTGTATATGTAGTGAGATGTTTGGATCCCCTAGTGGAGCAACCCCCCGCCCCGCGCGTCAGGCCCCTACCCCCGGTGCTTGCTCAACCACATATTGCATATGTAATATAACTATAACATTTTTTCTAGTGAAAAAATGGTCAACCCTGCAAGCATAATAAATTAAACTAATTTATCATGAAAAATACATCTTCTTCTGATTTTCAAAACTTGGTGGTCCAAGTTTTTCAATCAAAAAAGCATGACTTCATTTATGTTATCAAAGCTGGAAATAGCTTTTATAACATAACTAAGTCATACGTATCTAAGTTAATACCTTCACCAGGTATTTACTTAGTACGCGCTAAAGCTTATAAGAATGACAAAGGCTTTGACAGCCTTTACATTCATACAGCTTCATTACACATTCCAGCTTAGGCTGGAATGTTTTCTTTTTCCCCTCCAATTAATCAACCCTTACTTGATAATAAATTAAAATTTATTATTATGAAAGTAGAAATAAAAATAAGTTCAGAGCAGATAAATGC